TGGACCACGGCGACCATAGCATCTCGGTGTTTGACAAGTTTGATTACGCCATGTTGGGAGATATTCATAAGACCAATCAGGTTCTCAACGAGAGCGGGACTATCCGCTATTGTGGCTCTACTATCCAGCAGAATCACGGCGAAACAAATGACAAGGGTTTTTTGATTTGGGACATCAAAAGCAAAACCCACTATGATGTGGAACACCATCTCATCAAAAATGTCAAACCCTTTGTGACGATTGAGATGACCGAGAAAGGAAACCTTCCACGCAAGTTAGATATTCCAGAGGGTGCCCGACTGCGTGTAGTAACTCACCACAAAGTATCTCTAGACAAGATTCGTCGGGTCATGGACATTGTGAAGAGTAAATACAAGCCTGAGAGCCTATCGTTCGTCAACAAAGCTGGACTCAAACGGGACAGTGTAAATGTTGACGACCTTGGTAACACAGAAAACCTGCGGGACCAAGCAGTCCAAGAGCGACTTATTCGGGAATACCTAAAAGAATACGAACCTGATGCGAAGACATTAGAAAAAGTATTTCAACTCAACTCCAAGTACGACAGTTATGTCAACGGCGATGAGGCTGGACTACGAAATGTTGAGTGGTCTCTGAAAAAGATGGAGTTTGATAACCTCTTCAACTACGGTGAAGGCAACGCAGTCAACTTTGAGAAACTCAACGGCGTTGTTGGCATCTTTGGAAAAAACTATTCAGGCAAGAGTTCTGTTGTGGACAGTATGCTCTACACGGTATATAACTCAATCAGTAAGAACAACCGCAAGAACCTAAACATCATCAACCAGAACAAGCCCTCTGGCTGCGGACGAGTTGAGATTGATGTTGCGGGCAAAACCTACATCATCGAGCGCAAGTCCGAGAAGTATACACGCAAACTTCACGGCGAAGAAACAGAAGAGGCCAAGACTGATGTAGAGTTCACGGTAATTGACCCAGCCACTAATGAGGAAACCAGCCTTAACTCGCTGGACCGCAACGGCACCGACAAAGCCATCCGCAAAATCTTTGGCAGCCTTGACGACTTCCTGCTGACCAGCATGTCCAGCCAGATGGGTGCGATGACTTTCATCAACGAGGGCTCAACCAAGCGTAAGGAAATCCTTGCCAAGTTCTTGGACCTTGATCAGTTTGAGAAGAAGTTTAAACTATCCAAGAACGATAGTATTGAGACCCGTGCTCTTCTCAAAAAGTTGGAAGATAATACTTTTGATGAAGATATTACGCAACTTGTCGGACAATTGACCGATAATGAAAAGGACCGAGCAAAGCAAGAAAGGAAATGCGAGAAACTAACTACACAGTTAGAAACCATTTCCGAGAGAGTGAGAGAGATTGATGGACTTTTCGCATCTGCCCCTGTTGAGCTTATTAATATTGGAAAAGAGACAGCAAGACTTGCGGCAGCAGGACAAGAGCGGTCTGACTACAGCCTCAAAGCAGCCCAAGCCAAAAACCAAAAGAAAGATGTTCTGGAACAGGCCAAAATCCTCAAAGGTCTATTAGACAAGACAAATGTCACAGCACTGAAAGAAAAGATTACAGAGTGCGAAGGCATCCAAAAAGAACTTACCAGTTTAGAAGCAGACATAAACCTGCGGACAACCCAAAAAGAGACATACGAGAAGAAGGTTAGCATTCTCGGCGAAGTGCCCTGTGGACCAGAATTCTCCCACTGTAAGTTTATCAAGGATGCCTACGAGTCCAAGTCTCTGCTGGATGAGTGCCGCAGAAGCCTAATGGTTCTTCGCCGTCGTCACAACCAGTTAACAACCAAGCTGGAAGGTATGGATGTGGAAACTCTGGAACAAGAGCGGAAACTCTACAACGACAGAGACAAGGAATACGCTGACCTCTGTACCGAAGCAACCAACCTTGACCTATCTTTGGCGAAGATAAAAAATAAACTCCATCTCCTCACCAACGAGATGGCAAGCATCAAAACCAAGATCGAAGTTTACGAACTTAACAAAGAAGCGATTGAGAACCGAGAAGGTCTTATCAAAGAACAGGACGACCTCAAAGAGAAGTCTGTCAAGACTGAGAGCGACATCGCCATCTGTGAAGCCAAGGTACTTGACCTAGTAAAATCACACGGCGGCATCGAAACCCAGATTGAAAACATCAAAGCCAAACAACAAGAACTGGAAGACCTGCGGACTGACTACGCTGCCTACGATTTGTTTATGCGCTGCACTCACCCTAACGGAATCAGCTATGATGTTGTGAAGCGGATGCTTCCTCTTATCAACGAGGAAATCAGCACAGTGCTGGCCAATGTCACCGACTTTGATATTTTCTTTGAGGCAGAAAAAAATAAACTAGACATCTTCATCAAGCATCCAAAGTACGAAGCACGACCTTTAGAGATGGCTTCTGGCGCAGAGAAAACGCTAGCAGCAATTGCCATTCGCATTGCCTTGACCAACGTTTCAACTCTACCAAAATCAGACATTATGATTATGGATGAACCAGGCACAGCTTTGGACGCCGAAAACCTTGAAGGCTTTATGCGAGTGATGGAAATGATTAAGGGCTACTACAAGACTGTGCTTTTGATTACTCACTTGGATAGTCTCAAAGATATTGCCGACATGACCATTGACATTGAACGTCAAGATGGTTATGCTTTTGTGAGCCAATGAAGGCTGGCGACCTAGTTAGATTCAAATATACTTGGTCTGACCACGAGGGATGGAAGGTTGGACTGCTTAAAGAGTATCACACTTGGGAGAAAATAGCAACTATTATTTACGAAGACAAGGAAGTCCGAGTGGCAGCCGGACTCACCCAGATACATAAGCGGGCTAAAAGAGATTCATAAGACTATTTAATCATAGTCCTGCGGAGATAATACCTGTGAAAATTAAAAGATCTATTTTGGTTGAGGCCGTTAAAAGGGTTATTAAAGAACAAAACATTGATCCCAAGCAGTTTCCGCTAAAGTTGTCGCAAGTAGCAGACAATCCTGAAGATGCCGAGCAGGACGTGACGAAGGGACTCGACGACGGCAATAAAACGGATGATGTGATTAAGGTTTCGCCCAACACGCTTTATAAGGTTTCAGACCTAAAGCCGTCTCAAAGTAGTATGAATATTGGAAAAGCGTTGGGTATGGCCCTTTCTATGATACAGGGCAATATGAAAACAGGTGGCGACCTTGGAGCCTTTATTAGTAATGATAAACACATTATGGATGGACATCATAGGTGGGTCGCAACTACCATGGTGGACCCAGATGCAAAGGTCGGTGGATACAGGGTTGACTTTCCAGGCACAGATTTAATACGAATTCTAAACGCAATTACTGTTGGTAAGCTTGGACAGCTTCAAGGCAAGAAGGGGACTGGCGGATTTAACCAGTTTCAGCCTGGACCAATAAGACAGGAACTGGATTCATTAACGCAGAAGGGTAACAAATTTTTTAAGCCAGAAGATGTAGCTAAAATTCTTCAGAAGTTTACAGGACAACAGGGCAACGCTGCAATTGATGCTGCCGTAAAAAAGTTTTCTGACAATCTTAAGTCTGTAAAATTTGTTGTACCACAAGGAGCACCTGACAGAGTTGATATGCCACGCATTGACCCAAAAGAGGTTCCAAACGCAGATAAAATCGCCGCTGCTACCCTTACAAGGGGCGAGGTTGATTGGAATAAACCACAAGCACCACTTAGGAGAAAAAAGTAAAATGAAAATTACAAGAGAATATTTGCAAAAGGTTATTAAAGAAGAGATAGAGAACTTGTCAGAACTCGACCCACAAGGAGGGGAAACACAAGGGCCGAAACAAAAGGGAGACGTCCAAAGAATTTCGAAAGTGTTGGATAAGCTTCCCCAACTGCAAAGGTTGTTTAAGATGATCAACACTCAGGATGAATTAAGCCAAATTCTCGATATACTTATTAAAGGAGTGTCGGAAGCAAAGACCATTAATGCGGCAATGCTTACGAAGATTCTTAGAGCAAAAGCCAGCGAAGCAGGCGGTCTTGCTGGCGAAAAATAGGAAGTAGACTACTTATCTCTGTAAGGGAGGTGTTGTAGATATGCACGAAAAACTAGACCAATGGCTCGGTAAGTGGGCCTCACGAAAACTAATAGTGTGGGGAACATCCACAGCTTTCTTAGCGCTAGGGCATGTGACTAGTAGCGATTGGGTGGCTGTGTCTCTCGCATATATTGGACTACAAGGAGCAGCCGACATTGCTGCCAGGTGGAAACACGGAAAATGAAATGGCTATGGTACAAGCTGAAGTCCGGCTGGTGGAAGTTTGTATTGGGGTTTGTCGTTGTGGCAAGCCTGCTCATTTACTTTTACCGCCTGTTGAAACCAGCGGACGATAGAATAGAATATTTAGAAACTATAAAAACAGAAGCAACCTTCGCCTTAAAGGAATCAGAGTTGCGTGGTAGACTGGAAAAAGATAAGATTGGAGCAATCAAAAGTGTCTTTCTAAATCGTTTGCGGGACACCAAGAGAATAGACGATCGAGAAGAGCGGCTGAAAGCTTTAATTAGATTACATAAGGAATTAGACATCTAAGGAGACAGAAAAATGGTAGATATTCCTACACTTGATATTGAGGATTACGATCCCGAACTAAACGAAGAGGAAGAGTCAGTCGAAGATAAGTCCGGCGGCGCTCTTACTTACGCTATTGTTGGTGCCGGTCAAGGCGGCGGCCGCATGGCCAAAGCGTTTTACGATATGGGTTACACAAAGACTGTGGCAGTTAACACGGCTCGATCAGACCTCAATGGACTAGATCTCCCCGAGAATCAAAAGTTCCTTGTTGACGAACATGGAGAACAAGGCGCAGGCAAAGACCAGGCTAAAGCCGAAGCAGCCATTGAGCGCAAAGAGCAAGAGGTGTTCAACAAGTTCCGAGAAGTATTCGGAAACAATGTTGACCGCATTTTGATTTGCCTTGGTGTATCTGGCGGCTCTGGCGGCGGCACAGTCAATACCTTGATTAAAGTAGCCAAGAAGTACTTCACCTATATTGGTGTTGATGATGTTGATCAGCGTGTTGGCGTTATTGCTTCTCTTCCGACTGCTGGCGAGTCGGCTTCCCCAACGGTAGCCAAGAACGCCCACGCCCGCATTACCCAACTTTGCGGACTCGCAGAAAAAGGAAAGATTGCTCCCCTCATTATGGTGGACAACGAGAAGATTAAAAGATTGTATCCCAAGCTCACAGTCAAGAAGTTCTGGACTACAATCAACAACACAGTCGCCGGCTTGTTCCACGTCTTCAACGTACTAGCAAACCAAGACTCAGAGTATACAACCTTTGATGCTACGGACTATGATAGTATTATGCGTCAGTCAGGGTGTATGATTATGGGCGTTACTAGTGTTAAAGATGTTGATAGCGAGACTGCCATCTCTAGTGCTCTTAAGAAGAATCTAGAGAAAACACTTCTGGCTGAGGGTTTTGACCTAACAACGGCTACAGGCGCTGCTTGTATTGTGGTTGGTGGCGAAACAATTTTTGAAGAAACAGTTGGATTGATGGACAGTATCGAGTTTGGCTTTGATACCCTGGCTGCGCTAACGGGTGGTGCAATTATTCATCGTGGCATTTATGAGGATTCTAACAGAGATAAGCTTGTTACCTACACCTTGGTCAGTGGACTGAAGCGGCCCGCTAAACGAATCGAGGGACTGAAAAAGTTCTTAAAGTAATATGAAAAAAGTAGTTGCACTCATACTGCTCTTTTCGCTTAACGCCGCTGCGGCAGAGGTCACGAAGTTCGAGCCTCGCCCAGCGGCTGTTGAGCAAGAGGGCGATACTTATGTTGGGATTCTGTTGAGCGAAGAAGATTTTCGCAAAATACTGGAAAAGAAAATTGACACCAACGCCAAATTGGCAGACTGCTCTGTGGACAAAAAGGTCTGCACTCAGGTCCAAGAGACGTACAAACTATCCATCACAAAACTAGAAGACCAACTCAAGAAGAACAATTCTTGGTTTGATAGAAACCGTGGAACGCTTGGTCTTCTTACGGGATTGGTGATAGGCACAGGCGTTTCTATTGGTATAGTACACGCCGTTTATCAACGATGAGTAAAGATTATAACTATATTGCAGCAGTTGAAAAGGCCATATCTGAAAAGTATGGCAAAGACACAGTGCAAGATTTTCGATCTGGCTGGGAACCGGACAAAGAAAAACAATACTTGGGACAACTTGAGGACAGAAGAAAAAAACTTAACAGAAAACACAAAAAAAAGACGTCTTATACGGTTGGCGACATAGAGATAAAAATAAGTAGAAAACCTTCTGACGTTGTTCGGTCGTGCCCTGTTTGCAAAACTTATTCATTTTCGTCTGCGGACGACCTATATATGAATAGGTTTAAGTGCTGTGAAAAGTGCTATATTGACCACGTAGAATTTAGAGAGGAGCGATGGAAAAATGGTTGGAGACCTGGCGATGCTGCCTGGAAGCCACCACTATTCACAAGATTAGGTCGTTTTTTCAAAGCTTTGGTTTCTAAAACATTTTGGAGAATAAAAGAATGGCTAGCATTTTAGATGTGATTAAGGGTTTAAGTCAGGCGGCATCGAATGCCTACGATGGCTATGATAATATGGACGACAAGATCGGACTAAAGAGAGAAGAGGGACACCCTATTCTGGATAGTCGTGTTATCGACGGGTTTAAGGTTAAGTTCTCTGCCGACCAAATGATTGTGACTTATCATAGCGAAGTCTTGATGAAAGAGATCCACCCCAGAGCCCAATTTGAGAATGAAATTGAAAGAAAGTTTGGTGACATTATCAAGTACCTTAAAAAAGAGTACCGTAAAGTCATGAAGTCCTCCGTCACTCTAAATGAGATAGCAGAAGCCGATATTATGGTTCAGAGCACCTCTAGAGTAAGAAACTTTGTGCAAGCCACCAAGAGATATAAGATTGGTGGCATTGAGGGTGTCGAGAGTCTTAGGCAACCATCAAAGGAAACTGTCGATGACGGGATCAAAAAGTTTTTAGATCTTTTCTCGGACAAGAGACCAAGCAACGATAAGGCACCAAAAAACCCTGACACACCAGAGGCCTAAATGAGCCTTTCAAAAAAAGAGATGATGGCAGAGATTGTCCGTTGCGGCAAAGATCCTGTCTACTTCTCCAATAAATATGCAAAGATATCGCACCCAATGCATGGGTTGATACCTTTTGATATGTACAAGTTCCAAGAGAATGCTATTGTTGATTTTAAAAAGCATAGGTTTAATATTATACTGAAGGCACGACAGTTGGGTATCTCCACGACTGTTGCCTCATATGTTGCGTGGCTTATGTTGTTTCATCGTGATAAGAATGTTTTAGTTGTTGCAACAAAGCTAGGAACAGCAGCCAATCTTGTTAAAAAGTCCAAAGCCATTTATAAAAACCTCCCCTCTTGGCTCAAGATAGCTTCTATTGCGATAGACAACAGAAACTCTTTTGAATTAACTAACGGATCTCAAGTTAAGGCATCGTCTACATCCGGTGATGCTGGTCGTTCCGAGGCGTTGTCTCTTTTGGTCATTGATGAGGCGGCCATTGTCGAGGGTCTCGAAGAGATGTGGGCTGGTTTATATCCTACCCTTTCAACTGGTGGTACTTGTATAGCATTAAGCACTCCTTATGGTGTTGGTAACTGGTTTCACAAAAACTACACTGAAGCTGAGTTAGGTAAAAATGATTTTAACCCGATCAAATTACCTTGGGACGTACACCCAGAAAGAGATGGAGCCTGGTTTCAAAAAGAGACTAGGAATATGTCGAAGCGAGAAATCGCTCAAGAGCTTGAATGCAATTTTAATGCCTCGGGTGAAACAGTTGTCCACGGCGATGATCTTAATCGCATTTTGGACAATGTTTGCGAACCAAATAGACAAACAGGATTTGATAGGAATTATTGGATATGGGAACCCCCTCAAGAAGGAAGAGATTATCTGGCTATCGCCGACGTCGCAAGGGGTGACGGATCAGACTATAGTGTTTGTCAGATCCTAGATGTTCAAACCATGAATCAGGTGGCTGAGTACCAAGGTAAATTAACCCCCGATATGTTTGCTCCGCTTCTTTTCAGCATGGCGACTGAATATAATAAAGCACTTCTTGTAATAGAAAACAACTCACTTGGGATCGGTGTCCTAAGCAGACTAGAGGAACTAGATTATTCTAACATTTACTATAGTGTCCGGTCTACCCACGAATATGTTGATCAAGCAACGGCTGAAGCAATAGGGGGAGTGGCTGGCTTTACAATGTCAATGAAAACTAGACCACTAGTTATTGCTAAGTTTGAAGAATTCGTCAGAAACAAACTAATTAATATTAACTCAAAGCGTCTTGCGACTGAAATTAAAACTTTTGTTTGGCACAATGGAAGACCGCAGGCGATGAGAGGCTATAATGACGATCTTGTTATAGCAACTAGCATAGGGTGCTGGGTCAGAGACACGGCACTAACTGTTAACAAGAGGGAGATGAGTTATAAAAAAGCGATGATAGGTGGTATATCTGTTAGCAACAGCACCTTCGATACTAAGATACCGGGGATGCAAGGATACAGACCAAAAAAGGGTCCTCAAAGTACTTTTGAAGGCAATGATGGAAAGAAATATGACTTATCTTGGATTATTAAGGGGTAGAAATGGCAGACAATAGTAACCAAAACAAGAGTGATCAAAACAATCCTCGTAACCAACAATCGTCCCTGTTTAAAAGGCTGACAAGGTTGTTCAGTGGCCCCTTGGTGGACTACAACCAGCCCACTGTTACTAGAACAACGGCTAGAACAGTAACAAAATATAAATTTACAACAGCGAACGGAAAAGAATTCAAAAAGAAAGAGTACTACAACCCTTTCTCCGGGCTGCAAAGCAAAGTTCTTCTAAACAGAGACAAACAACTAAGATACACAGACTTCGATCAGATGGAATATATGCCCGAAATAGCCTCGGCACTGGATGTTTATGCTGATGAGATTACAACATCCTCAGAGATCAATCCGCTTGTTCATATTGAGTGTCACAACCGTGAGATTAAAGAAATAATAAACACTTTATTATACACTGTTTTAAACATTGAGTCAAATCTTTTTGGCTGGGCTCGCAGTATGTGCAAATTTGGGGATTACTTTTTATATTTGGATGTTGACGACAATCTGGGGGTTACGAATGTTATACCACTACCTGTTAGAGAGGTCGAGAGGCTCGAAGGTAAAGACCAGACAAATCCAAATTACGTCCAGTACTATTGGTCCGGAGATTCTCAGCCGGGCGTGACTTTTGAGAATTGGCAAATAGCACACTTCAGGGTTCTTGGTAATGATAAGTATGTCCCATACGGAACATCTGTTCTTGAGCCGTCGAGAAGAATCTGGAGGCAGTTGACACTCTTAGAAGATGCTATGATGGCCTATAGGATTGTTCGCTCTCCCGAACGCCGTGTGTTTTATATTGATGTTGGCAACATCCCTGCCGAAGATGTAGAAATGTACATCGAACAAGTTAAGACACAGATGAAGAGAAACCAAATTGTCGATGCGGATACTGGCAGAGTTGATTTAAGATACAATGCTATGAGCATTGATGAAGATTATTATATTCCAGTCCGTGCGGGTCAGTCCTCACGTATTGAGACTCTTGCTGGTGGATCATTTACTGGTGACATCGATGACGTCAATTATTTAAGAGACAAACTGTTTTCTGCTCTTAAAGTACCGAAGGCGTACTTGGCACAAGCTGATGCGATGGAAGATAAAACAACATTGGCGCAGAAAGATATTCGTTTTGCCAGGACTATCCAGCGTCTTCAGAGGGTTGTTCTCGCTGAACTTGAGAAGATGTGTATTATTCACCTTTTTACTCTAGGATATAGAAATGCTGATTTAACTAATTTTAAGCTAACACTTAATAATCCTTCAAAAATAGCAGAGCTTCAGGAGTTGGAGCACTTTAGAACTAAGTTTGAGATCGCTGGTGCAGCTACAGAGGGATATTTCTCTAGAAGGTGGATATACAAAAATATATTTAAACTTGATGACGATGAAATTGAAAGAATTATGTTTGAGCAGTTTGGCGACTCCAAACACGCCTCTTCGGTTGAGTCTATTGGGGCTGCTGCCGGTGAAGCCATGACTGCTGCTGCCGCTGGTGGCGCTGCCGGAGCCGGTGGCGAGGAGGACGTCGGCGATCTCGGCGGTGCCGACGAAGGTGGTGACCTTGATCTTGGTGGCGAAGGCGGCGGCGAAGCAGACGCTGGTGCCGCCGGAGAAGAAGCAGATGAGGGCGGACCACTTTTAGCAGAACCGGGACAAAGAAGCGATAATGGGTATGAAGAAGTTAAAATAGATGGACGCCGAGCCGGAGCCAGGTTAAGAAGTTATTTATCCAGCACTGGAGAAAGCGTGGCTTCTAGCTCAGATAGAAACCTATATAAAGGGTGGTCTGGAGAGATGAGACCCTTGTCACGAGGAACTGTTGGAGAAGCTTTGGATCGTGAAGAAGTTTTGTTAAAAGAGGCTAACAATGATGTGCTTCGACTGATTGACAATTTGGAAAAGAATCATGAGAACTAAACATAACAAAAAAAGAAATACTGCTTTTGTTTTTGAAGCTCTGGTAAGAGAGGTCACCAAGGCCATCATTGCCAAAGATAACAACAGAAAAAACAAAGTAGTCTCTATTATAAAAGAACACTTCTCGGGCGGAACTTTATTAAACAAAGAGTTAAAGTGTTATAAAGCGCTTCTTGAGAGTAGAGACCTTGATCAGTACACAGCGGAAAAAATCATATTTCAAGCCAGAGTTGAACACGAGCGCTTGCCTCAGAAAGACGTATTTGTGGAGCAAAGTAGGCTAATAAGAAATATTAACAAGGAACTTGGTGCAGCGGTTTTCTCTAATTTTGTCCCCAACTATAAAAATTTCGCAACAGTTGGTCAGATCTTTAATATCAAAACACCACTAAAGAATAGAGTTTTGCTAGAAAAAGAAATGTTAGAAATCATTTCTTCAAAGAAAAGCCTTAATGAATCAGCCTTGAAGCCGGTTGATAATTTGGTTGTTACCACTTTTATTAAGAAATTTAATGAGAAGTATGTAAACCTTTTGCCAGAACAAAGAGACTTGTTAAACAAGTACGTCATATCGTTAGGTGAGAACTATGCGGACTTTCAACTGTATTTGGTAGAAGAGTTATCAAGAATTAAAAACAGTGTGAAAGAGTCGCTATCTTTGCCCGAGGTTAAGGCCGACAAAGAAATGATAAATAGCACAAACACGGTTCTGAATAGAATAGATTCTTTAGACGTATCAAACATTACAGAAGCAGAGCTTAAAAAAGTTTTAAAACTTCAAAGTTTAGTGAGAGAGTACCAATCTGATGCCTCTGAAAATTAAGATAAACAAGCCCGAGCCCCCCAAGCCACCACAGGCAACGATAGAGTTACAGGTTCGAAAAACTCTTGGCGGTAATTTGTTAATTTTGGACCACGAAAAAATGAATATAGTGGTGTCCCCAAAGGCCAATACTGTTACGGCCATTCCAAAAATGTACTCTGGTGATAATTCGAACATATACAGCTACCAGAGGGACTTGATGAACTCCCTGGAGGAGGGCGGCGTGATCAGCCACAGTATGATCCAGGGCGGTCTTAAGTTCGGTGTACTAGAAGCCATGATTGAGCCTTCTCCAGACGGGATTGACGGTGTTCAGGTGGCACTTTTGGAAATAGAAAAGTTCATAAAGAAGAGTTTGGGCGAAGAAATTAAAGCGGACCAGTATGATAAAAATATTGAGGACCGCTTTACCGACCCTGATGAGTCCGAGACAACAGATTTAGGAGAGATTACGCCCGAAGAGGAAACTCCTTACGGTAGAGCTAGAACATACGATATACCATACAGTTTTGTTGGGTATGGGTATCTTTATTAGTTGAGGTTGTCTTGGAGCTACTGTATTTTATTCTTTCCTGTTATGGACTAACTCAAATATTAGTATTTTCTACTATTTTTGAAAAAGCGAGACCAACCCATCATTTTTTTCACTGCCCTATGTGCGTCGGCTTTTGGGTTGGTGTTCTTCTTCTGCTCCTAAACCCTTTTACCGAACTATTTATATTTGATGTAACGTTGGTAAACGCTTTGCTTTTAGGTTGGTTATCTTCTGGGACATCTTATGCGTTATGTATGCTCATATCGGACGGAGGATTTCAACATGAATACCGAATCAAAAGGGATGTGGACGCAAAAATGGATGCTAAGACCAGTAGCAAATTGTTGCAGGGGTAGCAGTATCGTGCGGGTAGCGCCCGCACTTTAAGGAGATAAAAATGACCAAGAAATATGTCTTACAAGAGTTTATGAATTTGGATTATAGCGATGACCTTCTTACGGAAGAAGAGCGTGAGGGCAACAAACAAGGGATCCATCTTGTATTAGCCGGCAAGATTCAGGCTGCGGGAAAAAAGAACGGCAACGGCCGCATTTACCCTAAGCCAATTCTTGAGAGGGAAATGAAAAACTATACGAAACTTGTTCGTGAAGGAAGAGCAATTGGAGAACTCGATCATCCCGACAGTTCTGTTGTCGAACTTAAAAACGCTAGCCATCTTATTACAGAAGTGTGGTGGGATGGTGACGATGTTATGGGCAAATTAAAAATTCTTGAAACCCCAGCCGGACAAGTTGCTAAACAGCTTGTAAAGGGCGGAGTACAATTAGGTATCTCTAGCCGTGGACTTGGGTCAACTCGCCAAGAGGGACAAACAACCATGGTAGAGGATGATTTTCAACTTCTCTGTTTTGACTTGGTTTCAGAGCCAAGCACTAGTGGTGCCTTTCTTGTGGCCGAGGCGAAAGATGTTAAGACACACCTAACAAAGGCAGATCGAATTAACCGTGCCTTAAACGATATACTAGGGGATTAACAATGTCAGCCGGTTTTGGTGCCAGTGGTAGTGGCGGGCAAGGATTTGCAATTCGGCTTGAAGCCGACGGCGACACAAAACTAGGAAATAGTGATGGTGACTTGCATCAAGTTACGGGCACCCTCCACTTAAACGACAATGTATTTTTCTTGGCGAACGGAAGGCTCGGCATCGGCACAGACGCTCCCGACTACAAACTTGACGTAGCAGGAAACATCGGGATAAATGAGCACGTCTACCACAACGGAGATGGTGATACCCGTGTTAGTTTCCCCAGCGCCAATCAAATTAATTTAGTCGCAGGTGGAAAATCTGTTTTTAAATTTGCTAGCAATACGATTACACTAAACAATGGCAACAATGACATTGATACGAAGATAATGGCTGACAACGGACAAGAGGTGGTATTTGTAAATGCTGGAAACAACAGGGTCGGCATTGGCACAACATCACCCAGCGAAGTACTACACGTTGCCGGCAACCTTGAGGTTTCGGGAAACGACCCCAGAATTAAAATCAATGGCTTTGTGGACAGTCATCCCGGTCTTGAATTTTACGAGAACGGCACCAGAAAGTGGATTATCTTTAACAACTACGGCGACGACAGCCTTGATTTTAAAACCAATTCCACTACACGAATGGTGATAAATCAAGCTGGAACTGTGGGAATTGGAACACAATCGCCTGACGAAAAATTACACATTGCTGGTAATCTTAAAATTGACGGGGACGCCCCGACAGTTACAGTAAAGAGAGACAATAACGCTGATGCTAGCACTTTTCAATTTCAAGGGTCGGGCGGCGTCGTCGGAGCCTATATAAAATTCTTGGGAGATGAAAGCAGTGCTGGTGGGACTAATAATGATTTGGCTCTAGGTACAGGGGCAACAGTCGCCGAAAGGATACGAATCAGGGGAGATGGGAAGGTCGGCATCGGCACAACATCGCCCGACTACACACTAGACGTAGCCGGAAATATCGGAGTAGATGAATACATCTATCACAACGGAGACGACAATACGTTCCTTAAATTTACAGATGATGTAGTAGTCCTCAAGGCAATGGGTCGGTCAATACTAAAGGGTGATCCGGCGAATAATGTAATTCATATAAATAATGGGGGACATAATCTCGATTTACATGTGAAGAATGCGGTGACCGGCACACTATTGTATACTGATGCTGGAAATTCTAGGGTGGGAATCGGAACTGACTCTCCTAGCACT